CAAAGCACTGGACGAAAACGGCAGCAAACTCTTCGCCCCCGGCGAAATCGACGTACTCAAAAACGAAGTCAAGGACAAGGATCTCCAGACCCTAATGCTGGCAATCCTCACCGACGACTCCGAGCCCATCGACCCAAAGCCCTAGCCGCCGAACTCCGCAAAGACAACTGGCTCATGCTCCAATTCGGCGTCGCCAAGGAGCTGGGCCTAAGTCTTACCGAAGTACGGACCACTATGACCGCCGAAGAGCTACTCGGCTGGAGCGCCTACTTCCAGATCCTCAACGAGGACCAACAGAAGGAAATGGACAAAGCCAAACGCCGCCGCTAACCCCGGCGGCTTTTCATTAGGTAGACTAAATTACCCGACTGCTGCAGGCAACGTGGCCTATAGAGCCGATATTGAAATTGCCGTAAGGGGCGCCCAGGAACTCAAGCGCCTGCAAGATCAGGTAAGCGCCACCTCTAAATTAGTAGACGGACTAAACAATTACCTCAGTAATATCGGCGAAGGCGGTGTTGTACGCAGTATAAATAATCTAAACGAAACAGTAGCACAGACTGCCGCCGCCTTTAACAAAGCAGCTTTAGAAACCGATGAAGCTGCCACAGCAGCACGCAATTTTGTATCCGCAAACAGCAACCTTACCCGAGGTCTTGAAGAGCGGTTAGCTCTACTCAAGAGTATTACGGAACAAGAACGCCAGCAACGCTTAGGTGCCGCCGGTATCCGCGAAACCAGCGGAACCACCCAACTCGGACCCGGACCTGCATCCCCGGTAGGATCTCTTGTAGGCCAGAAATCTTCTGTAGACGATATAATTCGCCGTACATTACAAGGTAAACAAGACGAAATAGAACTTCAAGCTGCTCTCCTACGCCTAGAAGAAAAAAGTGCTACGGCATTAAACGAAAAACTAGAACTCCAGCACAGGTTAAACAGAGCAGCACTTGAGCAAGGGAAAACAGATGTAGAAAGAGTTAGTGCGCAACAGGCTCAAAGGCAACAGTTCCTAGCAGGTAAATCAGGCACAGCTGTACAAGGACCGCTCGCACCTGCTGGTGCAATGGGATTCCCTGTTGCTCTATCACTAAGTAAAGTAGAACAACAAGGAATAGAAACAGCGGCTAAAAAGCAAGCAATCCTACAAAGAATGGCGGCTACTAGGCAAGATCTAGTCGGACTCGCCGCCAATCTACAAAGACTTGATCAAAACTCTGTAGTAGCTATTGCCGATGCCGCACGGGGTGAATTTAAGTTAATAGAGCTAAAAAAGAAAAAAGCAGAACTAGCCGCAGCTGCGCTTAAAACAAGCCAAGCCGAAACTAAAGCTGCTGTAGCACTGGCACAACAACAACAAAAAACTCTCGAAGCTAAGCGTAAAGAGAGAAGCGGCATGGTACAGAACGCGCTTATCGGTGGCGCATTCCCCATGCTGTTCGGCGGCGGAGCTGGCGCAGTCTTAGGTGGTGCCGCAGGTGGCTTCATCCCAGGCAACCCAATGATGTCGATCGTCACCAGTGCCCTCGGCACAATAGTTGATGAATTTGCGGCAGCAGCGATTGCAGTAGGGGCCGCTTTACTAGATACTGCCACGACTTTTGATTTTGTAAAAGAAAGGAGTCTTTTCTCTTCTAAAGAGCTTGAAAAGTACGCAACTAAATTACAAGAAGCCGGTTTTGTTGCGAGTGCCAGCGCAGTAGCGCAATCTGAAATCCTAAATAAAGTCGGTAGCTCTGGAGTAGAAGGCTTCACCGCTTTAGCAACCGAAAGCGACCAACTAAATAGGGCATTCGCAGAACTTGCTTTACAGATGCAAGCTGCCGTAGCTGGACCTTTGGCGGCTATGATTGAAAAAATGAATGAAATACTAGGTGTAAAATTAGCCGGCGATAGAGCCCAAAATGTCGTTAATCAATTATTTGAAGAAGGTAAAACATCAGAAGCTAAACAACTTGCATCAAGAGTAAACGAAATCACACGCAAAAATGCAGGTAATGCACCTAAAATTACTGCGGAAATAAATGTTGCTACTGAAGAAGCACGTAAATTAACTGTACCGGTACAGTTAAAACTAACCCAACAACAAATAGACAAAGAAGTAGTAACGGTTTTAGAAAAAAGACTGCAAACAATTAACATAGCAAAAGGACTAAAAGATCAAGTTACGGCCGCTGCGCGTGAACAAGAAAGTGTAGATAGACAGCGAGTTGAACTGGGCCGCTCGTACGAACAAAGTCTCGCGAGCCTCCGGGAAAAAGTTGAAGAGCGTGTGTCTGCTATACGCCTTCAAACACTACAGAAAGAAAACCAGCTGCTCGACGTACAGAGCAGCATAAGGCTGAAGAGTCTTGAAATAGCTAACCAGCAAACGGTCGCCGAAGCCGGAGCCGGCCAGCGACCTGAACTTGCTGCGGCAGCAAAAGAAGTTGCCCAGATAGTTGCCGACTACACACAAAAGCAACTAACCACAGAAGAAGAACAGGCAAAGATTAAACGTGATGCCGCCCTTGCCGCATTACAGACAGATCTTGAAGCGGCTAAATTTAAGATTAACACCGAAAAAGAAATCTCACGCTTAAACACAGAGACAGCTCGCAGGGTCGCCGAAATAAACAGAGGTGTACGCGAGAAAAACCAAGCCGCAAATGCAGACAAGTTCAACCTTGAAAAGCAAATAGCAGACGTACAGCTACGAACTATTCAGCACGAATTTTTCCTGTTAAAACAGATTGGGACCCTAAACACTTTACCCTCTATAGAGCAACAGAGCGTGGCAGGGTTTAACTCTGCAAAACAGCTTAGAGATGAAATAAGTAAAATGCAGCCGCCCCAGGCTATAAAAGAGGTTGCCGGTGTAGGCGGAGGAGGCGTTTCGTTTGCTGGCGTAGACAAAGCATCTTCAGATTTCTTAACAGCCACCAAAAATTACGTTGCAGCACAACTTGCTCTTAATGATTTAGACCTCGTAAAAAACACCCAACAATTTACACAAAGAATTACTGAATTTGCAAACAAAACAGATGAAATGTTTACGGCGCTTACCCGCGCTGACTCCGATGAACAAGCCAAGCAACTGCGTTATACTGAACTAATATCAAAAGGCTTGACTGACACAGTAGCACAAAAAGTAATAGAGCTAGAAACAACAAAAGCAATAGCACTCAGCGTGTACGATATAGGTATAGCCCAGTTACAAAATAAACTAATTGCCGTAGAGAAAAATGCAACTGAGTCTGCACATAACGAATTACTGATTCAGCAAATTGAGTTACTTAAGCAGCGTAAAGCCGAACTAGAAGGCACGGCTGGTAGTTTTAACCAAGGCGGCGCAACTGCAACAGGAGCAATAGGCAAAGCTGTGGTGTCGGAACAAGGCAAGCAACTTCAAAAATTTATTAACCGAGGTAAAGCCGACCTAAACGATCTTGAGGCTGTAGCCATACGTGTTTCTCAGGGCATCGGTGATGCTGTGGGCAACTCGCTGGCCAACGGCATCACCGGCTTGATCGAAGGCACGACAAGCGCCAAAGAGGTATTTGCCAACTTCCTGCGCGACATTGGCCAGATATTGATACAGGAAGGCACCAAGATGATCGCCATGTATATCGCCATTGCAATCGCCAAGGCGATTGCGGGGATGTCCGGTGGTGGCGGCAACGCAGCATCCGCAATGGGGAGCAACCCCAACGTGGCCGCATATGCGCCGCTCGCCAACGGCGGCCCAGCCGCAGGCGGCACACCTTATCTGGTAGGCGAGCGTGGTCCTGAGTTGTTTGTGCCGGGCAGCAACGGCGGCGTGATGTCTAACAATGACCTGCGCTCTGCAATGAACAGCCAAGTCGGCGGCGCCAGCGGCTCACCTGTGCTTAACATGAGCTTTGAAAGCACCACCATCGGCGGCGTGGAATATGTCAGCCGCGATCAACTGGAGCAGGCAATGGCTGAAACCAGGCGCAATGCATCACGCGATGGCGCCCAGCGCGGCATGACAATGACCCTCGACCGCATCCAGAACAGCAGCTCCACCCGCCGGAGGGTTGGCATCTAATGGCTGACTTCCCTGCGCTAACACCAACCGCCCGCAGTTTTCAACTGGGGCAGTACCCGGTCAAGACGTATCGGGCTATGTCGGGCGCCACGTTGCGCCGCAGCTTCGGCAACCGCCCATTTGGCCACACCTTGGATCTGCAGTTTGACAACGTACCCGAGGCTACGGTCAACACGATCATCGACCACTACAACACCCAAGGCGGCGGCACCCTTGGCTTTACCTTGCCTGCAACGGTGTTTGCCGGGTACAGCGGCGAGCTGCGTGGTCGCGCCCAGACCCCCACTGGCATCGAGTGGCTGTACGCCGAGCCGCCTAGCGTTAGCAGCGTCTTGCGCGACCGCAGCAGCGTCACGGTCAAGCTAATAGGCGAAATCCGATGACCGAAATCCGCATCGCGCAGTATTTCGACCTGACCACTGCCAACGGTGTGCGCCACCGCTACCAGAACTTCTTCGTCCCCGTACGAACGCAAGATGGCAAAGTTTCGGGAGAGGCACCTCCCTTAAATGGGCATCGCTTTGAGTTTGCGCCATTTCGCGCCGAAGGTAGCACCGCCAACCTCAACGGCGACAACGCTCTGGTGCGGGTACTGTTCCCCAACGTCGAATACGCCATCCGCTTAGTGGAGCAGGGCGATGGCAACCGCCTTAGCCGCCTGACCATTACCACCCAATGGTTAAACGATACCTTGGCGCCATCACGCACCTACGAGGAGCGTTACGTCGGCATTGGCGCCAGCTATTCCGATACTACGATTGAGCTGCGCTACCGCTCTGCCATGGATTCCGTTGGCGCTGCATTCCCCGCGCAAACCCTCACGCGCAGCCTGGTCGGCCCCCTTCCGCTCAATGCACAACTTGTCCTGCAATGATCTGATCGGCTTGCGTTACCGCTGGGGTGCATCCCCATGGGCCAACACGGGCTTTACCGATTGCTTCCAGCTTGCGTGTGAGGTGCATCGCCGCATGGGGCTTGGCGACTACACCAGCAAGTTCGACTGGGTGTATGAGCTGTACGACGAGGCAACATTCCCTAAGGGGCTACTGGTGCGGTGGATGCTGCAGAACGGCAAGCGCCTACAAGCACCACGCGTTGGGGCTGTTGCCTTGCTGCCTGCATCAGTGGGATCAGCCTTAGGTACAATTGTGGAAGATGGCACACTGTTTTTATCTCCTGGCGGCACTGTAATTAGAGCGCCACTGCCTGCTGAGGTGGGACATTTCTTCTGGATGCACGAATGACCCGCAAACTGCTGCCTTACGAATACGACCTTATTGATGCGTTAGGCGTCAGCAAGGAAGACTATCTCGACTTTGTAGCGCAGCAGCACATCTACGAAGATGTAAAAGAAGGGACGGTGTTGGATATACGCGCTGCACCTGTATCGATTATTATTGCCATTGTCGGCATTCTTTTCCAAGTGGTATCAATGCTATTGATGCCAAAGCCTGATACTGGCGGTGGTACACCACAAACCCGCGATCAGGTTTTAGCCCCACGGACTGGATTTAACGGCAGCCAAGAGCTAGCAGTTTACGGCGAAGCTGTACCTCTGGTGTACACAAACACCAGTCAAAATGCCAGCGGCGGCGTTCGTGTATCAACGCTGCTGCTGTGGAGTGCCATCTTGAGCTTCGGCAATAACCAGTTCATGCAACTGATGGCAGCCATCGGCGCATCAACAATTAAAACCCTTGACCCTAATCGCACTGCCCTCGGCCAGCTACCAGCTAAAGACATTGCACTGGCTAATGTCTGGCAGTACTACAACAGCAATGGCGCTACAAAATACGAAGACTTGCTTTCGACAGAAGGAAACTCAGCAGCTTCTGACCCGCGTTACACAAAAGACGCGCAGTACACCGCAGATTTAACAAATGTATCTGGCGAACGAGATGGCTTTAGCCAATCGTTCTCACCTACAACAGCTAATGCTGTTGGCGTCAATGGTTTTATACCCATAAACGCAGACGTACTGGTACTCAAAAACAATGGAGGAATAGAGCGCCTCAATAACAGCATTACGTTTGTAGCGGACGACGGAGGATACTGGTCAGGATCTGGCGACGCCCGCCCACTGGTGCCTCCAAACAGCAAGTGGACATTGAGTATCCCAACTACAAAAGAAGCACTACTAACCACAGACACCGAAGGCATTGCGCGTCAAGATGCACAGCGAGCAGCAGCGGCCACAATCGACAATGGAAATATCTTTAAGGCTGGCACGGCTATTTTTCGCGTTATAGGCAGCGTAAGTTTTGGCGCAGGAAACAGCAGCATTGAAGAAGGGCCAATGACAGTCAGGATGGAGTGCATCCGCACCGGCAGAATGCCGCGACTTGCTTACAACATTACACACTGGCGGGACATCTTAGGCGAAACAGCGCAACAGCAAAACCAGCAAATTAAAGACAATGCAGAACAAATTAAATCTTTGAATAAAAGAATTGAATCTGCCCAAAAGAAACTACTCAAAAAGCTTAAGCCTGATGTGCGAGCAACACTTGAAGCTGAACTTTTGGCGGATCAAAATGCTGTTGCGGTACTGTCGCTTGAAAACGAAGAAATTGAAGACTCCCGCAACGTAACTGCAGTTGCGCCGTTCCACGCAAAGGGTTTGGCCCGCATCCAAGAGGCATCGTATGTCTCCGTGACAAAATGCAATGTGCTGGATCTTGTAATTAAGTTTTCTGTTTACAGACGGTTAAGTGGTCGCGCCAATGTGTACGGCAGCGACCGAAAAAGATACGGGCACTCCGCATCCGATAATGGCCCCAAACCACGCACATCGATGTTTGTGCTGCATTACAAGCTAGATGGCGAAAACGAAAAAACACTTCCATATATCTTTTGCTGCCGTGGCGTAAACGAACAAACAAGCTTTACCTTTCTTAAGCTGCTCACCACGGGCACACCAAAGCAATTTGAAGTGCGACTGGAACCAGTGGTAGATCCGCCTAGCGAAAAGAGTAACGCCGCCAAAGGTTTTTGCTATTTAGAGCCGTTAGGTGAGTTAGTAAAACTTGACACCGCAACATTGACCGGAGACGGCGATATTCAAGTGTTTTTCAATGGATCAACTAAACCCTCTACTGACTACCCGCCTATTGATAAAAGCCCACGCGACACCAGCGAGTTTGACCTGTTCAACTACGACGCCTTTAGCAACTCTAACTTTTCATTCGACTCAGCACCTGAACTTAAAATCAACTCGGTAAATGAGCAGATCATTGCACCATGGGACACTTATGGCAAAGATCTATATAAGGGCCTATCTATTTTGTCGCTGCATTTAACGGCAGGCCCCGGCACTCAGGATTTGCGTGAAACCAGCGTATATGTCACAGAAGGCAAGCTGCTCCGTCCGCTTAGCACCACCTTAGGCGCATACGCAAGCGACGGCGCAATAACCGCTTTGGCGAATAGTTCACCCAGCCAATCCAGTAGTTTCGCGCCAGACATATTCCTTGACACGGTGCTGGATGACATCAACGGCATCGGGCAATTTGCCAGCTTGCATTCTGTTGACGTGGCGCAACTAGCAGAAAGCAAGCGCTACTGCCAGTACAACCGCCTATTTATGGATGGCATGATTGCTGATCAGCGGCCATGGCGTGAGTTCTGGGCGCAGGTGGCACCATTTAGCCTGCTGGAACTGGGTAAGATTGGCGGCAGAGAAACGCTGGTGCCGGCGCTGCCCTATGTCAAAGCTGATGGCGCAATCACCCGCGCCATCAATATCACGGCTTTGTTCAACCAAGGCAACATTCTGGACGACAGCTTCAAGGAAGAGTTCATCGACTACGGCGCCAGTGTTCAAGATGTAATCATCACGCTGATCTACCGCGATGTGGAGCGCAATGGTGTGTTCCCGCGCAACAACAGCGTGGAAATCAAGCGCACCGACACTCAAGAAGCCAACGCTGTTCGCGAAAGCTTAGACATTTCGCAGTTTGTCACCACTCGCGCCCAGGCCATTTTGCTTGGCAAATACCTGTGTCAATTGCGCCGTTTCAACCGCCGCGCTATTGAATTTACGACTTTCCCGACCGACATCTTCGTGATGCCTGGCAGCTATGTGTACGTCGAAACCAGCAACAACCAGTGGGATGGCATTTACACCGGGCGCATCGAGGACGGCGGTGTGCTGAATGTGCCAATTGCCAGCACCATCCCCAACGGCACTTACAACGTGCTGACCTACGGCAGCAGCGATGGCACCCGCTCATTCACAGGCATCACAGTCACGGGCGGAGTAGCAGCCAGCCTCAGCCCACAGCCAGGCCAACAGACAGGCCAGTTGTTTGTGCTGGGGCAAGCAATCCGCAACAAGCGTGTCTTCCGCGTCACCGAGGTGAACATGGAAGAAGAAGGCGAAACCACTATCCGCGCTGTCGAGCACCCGTGCGACACCAACGGCAACTCGTTTGTTGCGCAGGGGCTTGACGCCTACGTCAATGGACTATTTACCATTGACGGCGCAGCAGAGTAAACTGACAGCAAAGACTACTGGCGCAACGTAATGGGCTTCTACACCGGACGCAGCGGCAAGCTGTTTCTTTCTTCAACTCCTTTCACTACTGCGCCTAACCCAACCAACGACGTTCAGTCGGTGCTCAAGATTCGCGACTGGTCACTGGAAACCACACTGGAACTACTGGAAACCACCACCATCGACACCGCCGTCAAGAACTACACCCCGGGCATGGTTAGCTCCACCGGTTCGGCCACTGTAATGTACTACCGCAGCGAGGCTGGTGAAGTTGGCGTGCAGTTCGATCAACTGCTTAGCAAGGTGATGAAGACCACTACACAGGGTGTCACCGACTCAGATCGCGTCGGCATGGTGCTTCGCGCCGGTGCCCTGCCAGGTGCAGGCGTCGACGTCAAGGACGACATTGCCTTCAACGCTTACATCACCAGCGCAGGCATCACGGTTGGCACTGGCGAGTTGACTA